CCGTAGGAAAAGGAAATCATGTTCATTCGTGGAACACGAAAGGAAGGAAGCCACTACCGATATAATAACAAATCTCACGTAGAGTTAGATGTTTGAAAACGGAAGGAAAACAGTCTGCGCGAATGCGTAGTTGACTGTTTAGGTCGGGCCTACAGAGTACGGCTCTGAGTCCTGCTTTGTCTTAAGTGTAAGCGACACTTTGTTTTGAGTGTAAACAGCACTATTTCTTGCGCTCCATTTTGGGCGCTGGAACTGAGCTGAGTAAGCCCAGCTTGGGCGTTGGAATGACCAACGGTGGGGGCGAAACCTTGAAAAAATCAGGCTCGCGAGGAGACTTCTCCTCAAATCGACGAGGCGGTTTAACAACATCAGCACTGTTGTTGATTTCGTTAATATTGAATTGAATTGAATCGGGAGAGATGCTAACACTGGACCCAACCTGGCCCAGCGTGAAAACTCCATCAAAGTAACCGCTATCGCTAAAACAGTAAAAAGGTGACCCAATAAAATCGCCATTGGCTATGGCTCTATTATGGTCATTGAAGGCAGTGGCTGAACTGCCAGTTGAAAGGGCCCGACAATCCCAGGCAACTTCTCCAGCATTTGAAGTGTTGATACCACAACCGACAACGACCATGAAGTTCTGGTCAGGGGTGCACGGGAAACGTAGCCGCAGAGCGACTGCGTTGTAGGACGAGGAGGGGGGAAGGCTGTATTCTAGATCAGCAAAGTTGCCTGATTGTGAGTCGGGTTCTCCGTAAGTGGCATAAATGGGGTAAGAAGTGTTTGCAAGCCAAGTCGCAGTGTCAACCTTAGTGTTCCAGGTCAACGTCTGCCACAAGGTGTCAGTCACTTGCCCCGGTGAAGCCTGCTTACGTTCTCGGAAAGTAAGACCGATAAATCCGGATCGAAGTGTGAATAACGTTGTATCAACAGCCATGTCGGTCTCGGTCACGATGACAAGTCGACCAGGTGCTGTTATCCGGGGATCACTGGATGAGCCGTCAGGGCGTGTAGGGTCAGTGACATAACCGCGGCGATCAGCGCAATAAGGTATACGAAAGGTAATGCGCTGGTCACGTTGCCATGGCTTGAGCATAAAAGCCCCAAATCGTGACTTGATGTTGCGGATGAGCGCGTCAGCATCCTCTGGAAGCTGCTCATCAGGATCCCAGATGACTGCACCAACAATACCACCTGGAAAGTCGGTGCCGGTTTGGCCAGTAAGTTCAATCTGCAGCCCCGACGCTGACCAACGATCGAAGATAGTTGATTCAACGGCGTCAGGAGCCGTGGGGATCATGAGTGGACTAATGATCTTGTCATAAAGAATGGTGCCTGCTGCTGACAAGGTGGTTTCCACTGGTCCAGCCGCAGTTACGACTGTTTTCTTCACAAACTTTGGGGGATGCCGTTTGAAAACCTCGGGTACCTTACGGAACACAAGGGGTTCACGCATCGCGGAGCCACCTGAGCTAGATGCAATCGACACCATACCAAATGACGCTGGTGTGGACAAAGGGTCGTCAGGGTTCCAGGTGCTTCCAATGCGCGTGCCGCGATTCCCACCCCTGACACCGATGAGCCCGTTGCGCTGTCGTCTGGGGCCTGAATAGGCGGCAGCAACAGTTTCCCGTCTCCCTCCACTCCTGCGACGGGCAGACCGCCGCATTTGAACACGAACCGGACGGGCGATTCTTTTCGCAAGACGGCGAACTTTGGAGCGGATGCGTTGAGCAACCGCTTTGCGGCGGACATTCTTGGACTTACGAGCTCCCTTCGGTGGCATATGAGTGGTTGGCGTAGTTGATGGCTGCTTGAGTGATGATTGGAAGTCAGAATAACGTTTTTTGGCACGATTCTCTTCTGTGTTGAACCAGTCCCAAGTTTTGGTAATTAAAGACGTTGTTTGTTTTGGGTTGACCCCTAACAATTTCTGAACGGACTGTTCGCTCAGTGAACTCTGGGACGAATAGTCCAGCCCAGAGTGACCAAACGTGGTGAAGTAATCATCACCCCACTTGATCATATAATCCTTCGTCTTTGAAAAGCCATCAGAAGTTGGTTGCTGGTATGAAAGAGGTGACCGACCCATCATAAATTCAAGTGTTGTGTGACGGTCTGGCACTTCACACCCAAGATGTTTCGCATAAGAATAAAAGTGCGGCCACCACACATCATTGGCAGCACTGCAGAGTGCTGCACCGAGAGCAGCGGCTTTTTCAGCTTCGAGGTTGTCAGCGCGAAAAGTCATAGAATGGTGTAGCTTATCACCATTATTTCGGGGATAAACTTCTCCGTTGATCTCAACAAACTGGCATGACAACCAGGCGCACTGCATAATACTCCCAGGGGTGGTGGTTTCATACACGCAACAATAATATGTGTAGAGAAATGAAAGAAAGCGATCATAATCAATGGAAACGCCAGGTAAGATACCCATGTTGCAATCATCGCCGAGGACCATACAATGGCAGATGGTAGTGAGGTGCTTGAGATTGTCAACGACGATTTGATCATCAAGAGCACTGATGATTCGAATGCAATTAATGAAAGTGTTCTCATGGGCCGTGAAGAAACAGCCAGAGCCCATTTCACCTTTCAACCGGCGTATATTTCCGAATGTATCAATTATGAGCGAATAAGAAATGTCATTGCGCAGGTTGCACCAACGAATGGTGTCAGCGGTTGAAAAACACATATGGCGGACGACAAAGTTAGTAAAAGCACCACGCTCCCAAGGGGCTATAGTCGTTTCCCAGCCGCCACCATCCATTGATGAGGTGAGATAAGGCTTCATTTTTTGGTACCAAGACTGAAAATTACGGTCAAACATTCCAAGCCCGAGTGAACACCAGCTATTGCCAAATATATTCTGATACCCATTGTCTATAATAGACTCGAGCAGGTCTCCTGAAAGTTGTAAACTTACAACTTTTCTGAATGCATTCTCAGCAAAGATAACACGAGCCTTGTCTTTCTTATCCAGCGGTCGGACTTCATTTTTCTTCGCGCAAACATCGAAGAACATGTTCCAAGGCTTGTTGGTGGCGAGGCTGTCCCAATAAACCATGTATTGAGACTTAACTTCTTCATTAATGATGAGCCGGGAGCGGTCCAACTGCGGATAGTTTGTGTAAAAAAGTTTCCCCATACACGGATACGTCCTTTTGAAAGGATAACCACATGATTTGGCGAGGTCGAGTCTATCAAGGGCCTGCTCATACGTTAGTACCCGGCACCTACGAGTAACTAATTTGTTGAACATCTCGGTGGCCAAAGTGACCGATTTTTGATAGTTACGTGGTTGTACGGGGTTACGGAAACCTGTGAAAAATTTGTTGACAGACGTGGCTAGAGTGTCAGGATTAATGGTGTTTTTGCCGTAAGGGAGTGCTTCAGGCACACCATACGTCAAGCAAAACTTGGCGTAGGTGGGGTCTTTATAATGAGTGTTGTCGTTGTCGCGAAAACGAGTCACGCGACACGATGTCAG